AGTATAATGGCTTTAAAAATAGACAATAAGATTTATCTAGGTTGGGATGATGTTAATGATTTAGTTACAATTCTATGCGAAAAAATTATTACAGAACAACCTAATATTGATTCAGTATTTGGATTAAAACGCGGTGGACTTATACCTGCCGTGATGATATCACATAAATTAGGTTTACCGTGGTCTGACGTGATGTTACCTAATACTTTAGTAATAGATGATATAGCAGACACTGGATTAACACTAAAAAATACTATAGGTTGTTACACAGCTGTATTACATTATAAACCCCATACTTCTTGTTACAAACCAAATATTTATGCCACCATACATGAAGGTGATGAATTTATTTATTACCCATGGGAAAGAAAAGATGCTGAACCTCTTGCTGACTATTTAAGAAAATGATAGAAAATTTTGATCCAAATGCTCCTTCAAGAGGATTAGGTGATACAATTGCTAAGATCACTTATGCAACTGGTATATCTAAGGCTGTAGAAGTTATAACTGAGGTTTTAGGAATTGAAGATTGTGGTTGTGGGGGAAGACAAGAATGGTTAAATGGAGCTGTACCTTATGATGTAGAAGCTAATTCACCCCAAATTTATGATCGTTCTACAGCAACACCTGCTGAAGAAGGCATTTATGAAGTTTTACATGAAATTCATGCCTCAAAAGCAGGACAAAAAATTGACTACAAAATAGGCGAAAAAATTTTGATAAATGAAAATCATTTATTATATTCAGATTGGCCTTATTACATAATAATAGGTGCAGTTAAAAAAATAAACTAAAAATAAAGTTATGACCAAATTAGAACAAAAACAACAGGAGTATATTAATTTACTTCGAAATCAAGTTGTAGATCTCAGTATGATGTCTAAAATTGAATTAGGAGATGATGTTATACTAGAAGCACTTAAACTTCAATCTCAAATTGAAGAACTAACCCCTTCAGTACCTTTTGTAGACGAGGTAGAAGAATTTAACAAAACATTTGGAAAACCAGTTAATTATGAACCAACAATTCCAGAGAGGAAAGAATGGATGTTCGTCTACGATTTTATTCAAGAAGAGCTTGAAGAGTATAAAGAAGCTTGCGAAAATGGAGATATCGTGGAAATACTTGATGCTCTTTGCGATATTACCTATGTTTCTCTGGCCAATGGTGCTTTATTACATGGACTCAAAAACAAAATTCTCCCGGCATATGCTGAGGTTCAGGCTTCAAATATGTCGAAGGCTTGCCAAACAGAAGAAGATGCTAAAGCAACTGTCATTCAAAGATCGAGTGAGCAAGGTGAAGAATGTCATTACGAAAAAGTTGGAGACTATTTTATAGTATATAGATCAAGAGACAGAAAAGTAATGAAAAATGTAAATTACTTCCGTCCAAACCTAAAACAATTCTTTACAGACAAAGAAATTCAGAAATCATACCTAAAACAAATAACAGGAAATTAATTTAAAAACTAGAAAACATGATAACAGTAATAGTAATTTTAGTAGTAGCAATAGCAATTGTAGGTGCACTAACCTACACTCTTCATAAAGATGATGATGACTTTTTATCAAGTCCATCAGCCTATACTCAAGAGGAATTGGAGAATATTAAATTAGCAGAAGAATTATATGATAAAGATTTAAGACCTGTAGTAGATAAACCAAAACCAGAGCTTGAAGTAGTTGAACCGGAGTTTGTAGCAAAGATAGTAAAAACTTCTAAAGTATTTCCCGAAGATGCAACCATTAATCTTGAAGAAGTAAAACCAATAAAGAAAAAAAGAAAATATTATCCTAAAAAGAAATAATAATATTAAACAAAGGTTATAAATGAGTTATAAAAATATAACAACTACTTCATTAGGTAAAAACAGATATAATATTACCTTATGGACCGATGATGAAGTAGAACAACATGAATTCCAAAATTATGCCTATGAAGTGTGTAGCCAAAACCAGGCTACACATTTTGGTCTAAACGGAGAACCTCTAAAAAAAACTACATACTGGGAAGGGAATAATCCATTTATTCATTATCATGATATGCCGGTTCATCAAAAATTCTTAATTGATAAGTACGGTATTAATGATGAGCCTTCAACTACCCATCAAGAAATATTCTTTGATATTGAGATTGAAATGGGTGGTGCTCTTACTCCTGAATATATCAGAAAAGCACCTAAACCTGTTACCTCAATTGCTTGGTGGCACAAACAAGAAGATAAATGGTATATTTTAATTTTAGATAAAGATAATAAAATTGAAAAAACCACTATAGGTAATAAACAAATTATACCTGTACCAAGCGAAAGAGAATTACTAAATAAATGGTTAAACTATTTAACTAAAGTTAGTCCTGATATTTTAATTGGTTATAATAGTGATTACTTTGATATACCTTATCTTTATTATAGAATTTTAAATCAATTAGGCGAACGTAGAGCTAGTGCTTTATCCCCAATAGGTAAAATTAAAGAGCAAAAATTTACTAATGATATTGGAATTACAATTTATAATGAAGATCAACCCATTAGAATTGAAGGAATGTATTCTTTAGATTATATTCGTTTACATAAAAAATATTCATTTGCTGATGAACCTTCTTATAAATTAGATGCTTTAGGAGAAAAATATTGTAAATTATCTAAAATCGAATATGAAGGTAGTTTGGACAGATTATTTGAAACTGATAAAGATAAATTCATTGAGTATAACTTTAGAGACGTTGAAATCCTAAAAGCATTAGATAACAAATTCAACTACATCAGTTTAACTAAAAATCTAGCACATAAAGGTAAAATTCACTATGATGATGTTTATCAATCATCTAAAATCCACGATGGTGCTATTTCAGCCTTCTTACTATCAGAAGATATAATTCCACCTTCACGCGATAGAAACCCTATTAAAAAAGCTAATTATGCTGGTGGTTATTTATTTTGTCCTAAAGCAGGTTTATACCGCTATATGTTTGATGAAGATTTAACTTCACTATATCCTTCAATTATTATGTCTTTAAACATTGGTAAGGAAACTTTAGTAGGTAGAATTATTGATTTAAATGATAGAAATAATCATTTAGGTTTAAATGATTTAATAAATGATACTGAAGATAGACCTCGTACTACTGAATGGTTTACTAATAAAGATAAATTCAATAAAATTGATTGGACTTCTTCTAAAATAGTTAAACTACTTCAGCAATATAATTTGGCTATCTCAGCAAATGGTGTTATATTTCGTACAGATAAAGAGTCAGTATTATCAACTATATTATCAAAATGGTTTGATGAAAGGGTTTTATATAAAAATCTAATGAAAAAAGCTTATAAAGCAGGTGATACAATAGGTGGTGAAAAATATCATTTATTACAGTATACAATGAAGATCTTACTTAATTCACTTTATGGAGCCACAGCATTACCTTCATTTAGATATGGAAACGTAATCTTATCAGAAGCCATTACATTAAGTGGTCAACGCATCATTCAAGAATCAGCACTTTGTGCTAATAGACATATGAATCAAGTAATTAGGGGTGAAATTAAATTAGAAATATAATGGCTTTAAAAGGACAATCAATTAGAAACGGAGTAAGTATAACCTTAAATGGAGAGAAAGCTGATAAAGCTGAAGTAATTGCTTTATCACAAGACTGGAGTGAATCACAAGAGAAATTTTTTAAAAAGATGCTACAACAAGGTGGAAGATGTAAAGTAAATGGGAATGTATTTGAAATAACAACTAAAGAAAGACCAGACATCGACTCCAAAGGTAATAGACCAGTTAATTTACCACCAGTACCAGGAGAAAGAACATTTTAATATGAAGCATTTAGAAGATACTCCATGGTGGATTTGTGATGAAGGTGATTTTAATTTTTGCGCCTATGTGGATACAGACTCTAATTACTTTAACGCTGAACCTTTATTAAAACATTTGTATCCTGATTTTGAAGATAAGACTGATCAAGAAAAAGATGATTTATTAGAAAAAGTAGCTCTTAAATATCAAGACATTATAACTGAATACTATGATACTTTAGCTAAAGAAGCATTTAATGTTCCTACTCATAGATTAGAAATGAAAACTGAGGCTGTTATTCGTACTGCTTATTTTAGAGCAACACGAAGATATGCTCAATGGATTACTAAAAAAGAAGGTAGAGCTGTAGAGGAACTTGATATTAAAGGATTAGAATTTAAAAAAGCTAATTTTCCAAAATACTTTGGTAAGTTTTATCAAGAAATTCTTGAACTAATTATTAAAGGTACTCCACAAAGTATTGTAGACAAAAAAATTCATGACTTTAGACAAGAAGCTACTTCACCTGACGTTGATTTTACTCTAATAGGTAATCCAACATCAGTTAAAGTATTAAATGACTATGTTGAAGCTATCCCAAAACCAGGTAAAATATTATCTACACTCAAAAAAGGTGCAGGTGCAAATGTTAAAGCAGCTACTTGCTATAACGATTTATTAAGATTTTGGCAATTGGATAGAGATCATAGTCAAATAGTACAAGGTGATAAAATAAAATGGGTTTATTTAAAAGATAATCCTTACCAAATGGAAGCTATAGCTTTCTTAGAATTTGATTTACCTCAAAAAATGAAAGACTTTATTAATGAATATATTGATAGAGGAAAAAGTTTTGAAACTATATTACAAAATAAATTACAAGGGTTTTACACAGACTTAGAATGGTCATTACCCCCAGCAAACCCATTAATACATAAATTCTTTACATTCTTATAAAATGGATAAAAAAATATTAGCACAAATAATTGAAAGTTTTTATTTAAACGGATTAACATCTCAAGTTAAATTTAAGGTTAAAAACAACAAAGCTCACATTAAATTTGCAGTCGACAATAAGGACTGTATCGGAGAAGTTACTGCGCCCATAACCTTAGAAGATTGCGAGATTGGTATTTTTAATACTGGCCAATTGCTTAAACTACTTAATATTACCAACGATTATATTGAATTAAAATTAGAAAAACAAGGTAATCATTTCCTAAAACTCCACATTAGTGACAACCAATTTGATCTATCTTACAATTTAAGTGACTTAGGTCTAATTCAAGATCCAGGTGTAGCCCCAAACCTACCACCTCATGATTTAGAATTTGATATTAATTTTGATTTTACTCAAAAATATATTAAAGCACACAATGCCCTAGATAAACCACCTCGTTTTGAAATAGGAATAACTAAAGATTTCCAAAAAGAGGATGTTGTTGGCTTTATAATTGGTGAAAAATCATCTTATTCAAATAAAGTTAATTTTTCTGAACCTGGTAACATTATTAATAAAATAAAATCTGTAGCATTTAGTGCTAATAATTTTAGAGAAATTATTTCTGTAAATAAAGATGCAGTTGGTAAAGCATACCTTTATAAAGATGGTTTATTAAAAGTTAATTTAGAAGAAGCAGGAGTAAAGTCTGAATATTTTCTTGTGGCTTTGCATGAGTAATAATATTTATGACAAATGACCTAAGGGCAATTAATAACGAGTAGCAAAAGCACTCACAAAACGTAAATCAATATGAGTACAAATTTTAATGAATTTGACATTTTATTCCACAATTTCTTTTACCCTACAAGTGGATATGGTTCAGCAGCAACCACAAAACAACCTCACCCTTTAAACATCTTTTACGACAACGCAGGACTTCACTTTGAAGTAGCTTGTACGGGTCTTACTAAAGACGATGTTACAGTAGATATCGAAGACGATATCCTAAAAATTAGTTATAACAAACCAGAAGAAGAAAAAGAACTTCATCCTGGAACAATTCACAGAGGATTATCTAAAAAATCCTTTAGTTTAGGTTATAAAATTTCAGCTAAATATGATTTGTCTTTAGCGTTAGCAAAACTAGAAAATGGTTTGCTAGAAATTTCTATCCCTATTGCTGAAAAAGCAAAACCAAAAACAATAAAAATAAAATAATAACCTTACGCCCTTAGGTTAAGTTTTGTTTGGATACCCAAAAAATCTTTCGTATGTTATACGAAACAAATAAAAAAAGTTATGGCAAATTTAAATTTCAAAGGCCGACAAAAAGGCACAATCAAGAAAAGATCAATGATTGAAGATCCTGCTATGGGGGATTACAAAATTATCATTGATGAGGATAGTTATAATTTAGTTTTTATTGAACCCGAAACTAAAAACGAAAAAATAATAGGTTATTACACTCAATTGCCTAATGCTTTAAGAAAAATAGTTAAAGATCAAGTTTTAGAAAAAAAACCAACTTATACTATCAAAGAGTATATTACAGAATTAGAAACAACTTTAAACAATTTAAAAAATTTAATTAACTATGAGTAAACTAAAATCCCGAATGGGTCACATTATCTTAAAACCCTTAGAGGAAAACGAAATGATGGTAGGTAATATTATTATACCAGATGTTGGTAATGAAAAAACACTTACTGCTATTATTGTTGATGTATCTGATGTATACAATTACCACAGAGGTGAATTTATCCCAACTGATCTAAAAGTAGGTATGAAAGTAGTAATACCACCAATGGGAGTACAAAGGCATAAATTAAATAATGAAGAATATTTTATTACTTCACAAGAAAACATTTTATCAATCATTGAAGATTAATCATGACAGAAACAGCATTCGGAACAGAATTAAAAACTAAATTACTATCAGGTGTTAAAAAACTTAATGATAGTGTATCTTCTACTTTGGGACCAGCAGGTAGAACAGTATTAATCAAAGGAGATTATGGTCAATTAACAGTAACCAAAGATGGTGTAACTGTTGCTAAAGCCTTTAAAGAATTAGAAGATCCAATTGAATCAACAGGAGCTGAATTAGTACAAAAAGTATCAATTAAATCTGCTAATGAGGTAGGTGATGGTACAACTACAAGTACTTTATTAACTTATGCTATCCTAGAAGAAGGTCTTAAACATGTTAATGCCGGTCAAAACGCAGTTGAAATTAAAAAAGGTATTGATGCCGCAGTTAGTGAATTAAAAACAACTCTTAATAATTTAACAGAAGACATTTCAGATAGCCAACAAATTAAAGAAGTTGCTACTATTTCAGGTAACAATGATGAAGAAATTGGAAATTTAATTGCTACTGCCTTAGAAAAAGTAGGTAGAGATGGGGTTGTAGCTATCGAGGAATCAAAATCAGGTGAAACTTCACTTGAAATTGTAGAAGGTATGCAATTTGATAGAGGCTATAAATCCCCATATTTTGTAACTGATAATAATACAATGACCGCTGTATTAGACAATCCTTATATTTTAATATATAATGGTAGAATTACTAACCACCAAGAATTAATCCCAGCTTTAACATTAGCCAACACTGAAAAACGAGCATTATTAATAGTAGCAGAAGATGTTGATGGAGAAGCATTAGCCGTATCTATCGTTAATAAAATGAGAGGTATTGTAAATGTAGTAGCAGTTAAAGCTCCTGAATTTGGAGATCGTAGAACAATGGCTTTAGAAGATTTAGCTATTATTACAGGTGGTCAGGTTCTTTCTAAAGATAAAGGTCATAAACTAGATAAAATTGATGTTAATACTTTAAAACAATGTCTAGGTACATCTCGTACTGCTACAATTGGTAAAGAAAAAACAACAATTGTTGATGGTAAAGGTGAAGAAGAAGCTATTGAAACTAGAGCGCAAGAAATTAAAAAACAGATTGATGACGCAGGTTCACCATTTGAAAAAGAAAAATTACAAGAGCGTTTAGGTAAAATGATTGGGGGAGTAGCTATTATTAACGTAGGTGGTAATAGTGAACTTGAAATTAAAGAGAAAAAAGATAGAGTAGAAGATGCTTTATTTGCTACAAAAGCTGCTTTAGAAGAAGGTATTGTAATTGGTGGTGGAACTGCTTTATTATATGCTCGTAAAGGTATTACTTTTGAAGGTTCAAATGATTTCATAAATGGTAAGAAAATTGTTTATAGAGCAGCAGCCGCCCCATTCCAACGAATCTTAACTAATGCAGGTCATGATTTAACTGAAGTCCAATATTTAGGTTCTAAATTAACTGATTCAGAAAATAGAAGCAATTGGAATGGTCTTAACTATAAAGACTTATCAACAATGGATTTTAAATCTGCAGGTATTATTGATCCTAAAAAAGTAACTCGTATTGCTTTAGAAAATGCCGCTTCGGTTGCAGGTACAATTCTAACAACCGAATCTGTAATTTACGAGAAAAAAGAAGATAAAAAAGAAGAAATCAATCCTATGCAAGGGATGATGTAATAAATTTGGCTCCCCTAAAGGGGAGTCATAAATTAAAGTTATGTTCAATAAAAAACACACCTTATTTACCGAAAAATATAGACCTGATACCTTAGAAGGATACATTGGTAATGATGATTTTAAATCATCTTTACAACAATGGATTGATGCTAATGATATTCCCCACCTATTATTAACAGGAGGAGCTGGAACTGGTAAAACTACTGCAGCCAAACTAATTATCAATAATATTGATTGTGATTCATTATATATTAATTGTTCTGATGAAAATGGTATTGATACTATTAGAGATAAGGTAAAATCATTTGCTTCAGCAGCTAGTTTTAAACCACAAAAAGTGGTTATAATGGATGAAGCAGATTTTTTAACAATAAATGCTCAAGCAGCACTTCGTAATATAATTGAAACATACAGTTTAAATACTCGTTTTGTTTTTACTTGTAATTACATTGAACGTATAATTGATCCAATCCAATCTAGAACAGTAATATTTGAATTAACTCCTCCATCAATGCAGGATGTAGCCTTCAAATGTGTTGAAATACTAGATTTAGAAGAAATTACTTATACCAGAGCTGATATAGTGAGAATTGTTAAACAAACATATCCTGATATTAGAAAGACTTTGAACTTACTACAATCCTCCCTTAAAAATGGAGAATTAGTAGAAAGTAGAACTATTACTAATTTTAAACAAACATCAGATCAAGTAATAGAATTACTTAAAACTAAAAATGTTAAGAATTTTACTACTATAAGACAACTAGTGATGGATTCTAATATTAGAGATTACAATGAGTTATATAGAGTATTATTTGAGCGAGCAGATGAATTTACAGATTCAGCAATTGCTACTCTTGTAATAGCCGATTATCAATACAAATCAATTATGGCACCTGATAAAGAAATTACATTTTGTGCCTGCATTTCAAAATTACTAACAACTAAATAAACAAAGATGGAAGATCAACAACCACAAATGAGCTTAGATTTAAGCAAAACCACTCCAATTTTAACTGCCGCTGGAGGTAAAATTTGGCACCAAGGATACTTACTAAGAAAAGTATCTAAATTTATTACAGGTACTAACGAGGATAATGTATTACCAATCCAAGTATTTTATGATCCTGAAACAGGTGAAATTTTAAAAGATGGTTTACCTGATGAATTTAAATTCATTCTAGAAGATGACCAAGAAAATTAATAGCATATTTGATTGGGTAAAACAAATATCTTATGATAAAGAACCATGGTCCTCATTTTCGAATGAGGAGCATGATATTTTTAGTAACTTTATGGTTAATAAGATCATATCAATGAATCCTAACCATATTGAAATAGTTGCTGAAATACAAGAATTCTCTATACCAAAAGAAAAGTTATATCAATTTTATTGTCAAGTTTTACCCAAACAAAAATTCTTCAACAAATATATAAAACCCACAAAGCAACAGTATGTAAAAGAAGTATTAAGTTTATTATCTGAATATTTTCAAATAAGTACTAGAGAGGTTTTAGATTATTGTAATATCCTAACCCAACAAGATGTAACTACAATTTTACAACAGTTAGGTAAAGAAGAAAAAGAAATAAAAAAGTTATTAAAATGAGTAATTCAAGAACAAAATTTGAAGAAATGAATGATAGAGAAGTAACATTTACAATTGATGAAGATGATAATTCTTCAGTAATTCATCCACAACATTATGGTGGTAAAGAAAACCCATACGAAGCTATTAAAGTTATTGAAGCTTGGGAAGTAGGTTTTAATTTAGGTAATACACTCAAATACATTTCCAGAGCAGGTAAAAAAGACAATATTATCCAGGATTTAGAAAAAGCTTTATTTTATTTAGATAGAGAAATCCAAAATCGAAAAAACCTTGGCTAAAAAACTCCCTAAAATATTAAAAGACTTACAAAAAGTAACTATACCAGAGATAAACTATGCTTATCATAAATCTGTATCTTATTCTCAATTAAGTATATTTTCAACTTGTCCCCATCATTGGGGTTTGAAGTATAGAGATGGATACAAGGTTTTTGAACCTAGCATACATGCGGTATTTGGTACGGCTTTACATCGCGCTCTTCAACAATATCTAACGGTATTTTACAATGAAAGTGGAGCAGCGGCTGATAGATTAGATATTGAAACTGAATTTAGAATTGCCTTAAGAGAAGAGTATAAGAATTTTTATACTAAAAATAAAAATATTCACTTTTCAAACCCTGCAGAATTAGCTGAATTTTGTGATGATGGTCTTCAAATTTTAGATTATATTAAAAAGAAAAAAGGGACTTATTTTTCAAAAAGAGGATGGTATTTAGTAGGATGTGAAATACCTATTGTTTTGAATCCAATTAAGAAACTAAATAATGTTTTATTTAATGGATTTATAGATGTAGTGTTTTACCACGAACCAACTAATACTATAAAGATTCTTGATATTAAAACTTCCACTCGAGGTTGGGGAGATAAAGAAAAAAAAGATGACATCAAAATGTCTCAATTAATTCTTTATAAAAAATTCTTTGCCGAGCAATATAATTTCCCAATTGACAATATCCAAGTAGAATATTTTATCACTAGGAGAAAAGTATATGAAGGAGGAGATTTCCCACAAAAACGAATCCAAGAATTCCAACCAGCTGCTGGTAAAGTAAAATTAAATAAGTCAACACAATTATTAGAGAGTTTTTTAACCCAAGTGTTTACAGATGAAGGGTCTTATAATCCAATTACATTAGAAAAAGTACCAAGTAAACATAACTGTCACTTTTGTCCTTATTCTAACAACCCAGATTTATGTGATAAGAATGAAGAAATTAAAAAATCATTCACATTTTATTAGATATTAATATATTTATATATGTTAACAATAAAATAAATAACTAACTATGTCACAAAATCAACAATTAACAAGTGTAAAGGTAGATAAAGATATCTTTGAAGCCTTTAAGATAGAGACAATCAAAACCAAGTTTTCTCTACAAAAATTAGCAGACAGATGTATGCATCTGTATTTAACGGACCCCGAGTTCCAAAAATTAGTTCACAATCATATGAATTTAGAATTAGAAAAATAACAAATTAGTTTATGAAAGAAGGTTATCTACCTAAAGAGCAAAGGAAAAAAATATTATTCATTTGCGACGACATTAGAATGCACTCGGGTATTGCTACAATGGCTCGAGAAATAGTTTTAGGAACTGCTCATCACTACAATTGGGTAATAATAGGAGCAGCTATTAATCATCCTGAACATGGTCAAAGATTAGACTTATCTCAAGCCACTAACGCTGAAACTGAACTTACAGATACAGATGTAATTATTTACCCAAATAATGGATATGGTAATGCTGATCTAATCAGATATATGTTAAAAACTGAAAAACCTGATGGTTTAATGTTTTTTACAGATCCAAGATATTATGATTGGTTATTTGCTATTGAAAATGAAGTAAGAAAACAAATTCCAATGATTTATTTAAATATTTGGGATGATCTACCTGCTCCATTATACAATAGAGCATTTTATGAATCATGTGATACTTTATTAGCTATCTCAAAACAAACCAAAAACATTAATGAAATGGTTTTAGGTAAGAAAGCAGATGGTAAAATTATTACATATGTACCACATGGAATTAATGAAAAGCAATTCTTCCCTGTAGAAGACAAATCAAAATTAATCTCTACAAAACAAAAATTATTTGGCGATAAAGAATTTGATTTTATTGTGTTTTTTAACTCAAGAAACATTAGAAGAAAATGTGTTAGTGATTTAATGGCTGCTCATAAAATATTTTTGGATTCACTGCCTAAAGGAAAAGCAGATAAAGTGGCTTTAGTACTACACACTCAAGTTGTAGATGGGAATGGTACCGATTTAGATGCTGTAAAAACTTTATTATTTGGCAAAAAATCAAACATATTCTTTTCAGATCAAAGAATTGATACAGCTGAGTTGAATAACATATATAATATTGCAGATGTAACTGTATTACCTTCTTCAAACGAAGGATGGGGATTAGCATTAACCGAGGCTATGATGGCTGGTAAAATGATTATAGCTAATGTAACAGGTGGTATGCAAGATCAAATGCGTTTTGAGGATGAAAATGGTAATTGGTTAGAATTTACACAAGACTTCCCCTCAAATCATTTTGGCACTTATAAAAAACATGGTAAATGGGCTGTACCAGTATTCCCAAGTAATATGTCATTAGTAGGTTCACCAACAACTCCTTATATTTGGGATGATAGATTAGATTTTAGAGATTTAGCAAATGCTATTCAACAAGTTTATGAACTAACCCCTGAAGAAAGAATGGAGAATGGTAAGGCAGCTAGAGAATGGGTAACTTCAGATGAATCAGGAATGTCTGCTCGTATGATGTGTAATAATGTAATCAAAGATATTGATTTAACATTAGAAAAATTTATACCTAAAAAATCATTTGATTTCTTTAAGGTAGAAGATTTGGAGCCCCTAGAATTAGTTCATAAATTAACGTATTAATAAAATTATAATGAAAAATAAATTTGTAATAAGTTGTCCTATAGACACATACTCAGGTTACGGTTCACGCTCACGTGATTTAGTTAAAGCGTTAATTAATTTAGATAAATACGATGTTAAAATAATGCCCCAACGTTGGGGTAATACTCCTTGGGGATTTATTGAAGATCATCAAGATGAATGGGGGTTTTTACAACCACATATTTTAACAGGAAATTTAACTGAACAGCCTGATGTTTGGGCTCAAATTACCGTACCTAATGAATTCCAACCTATTGGAAAATATAATATTGGAATTACAGCAGGTATTGAAACTACAATTTGTGCTCCACAATGGATTGAAGGTATGAATAGAATGAATTTAAATTTAGTTTCATCTGAACATGCTAAAAAAGTATTCCAAGATTCTAAATTCCAGAAACAAGATGAAAAAACTAAACAGGTAATTGGTAACATAGAATTAACTGCTCCAATTGAAGTATTATTTGAAGGAGTAGATATAACTAAATATTTTCAATCTCCTTTAACTCCTGCTTCTGAAATAAAACAATCCTTAGATACTGTAAAAGAAGAATTTGCATTCTTATTTGTAGGTCATTGGCTTCAAGGTGATTGGGGACAAGATAGAAAAGATGTAGGAGGTTTAGTTAGAATGTTTTTAGAAGCATTTAAAAATAAATCTAAAAAACCTGCTCTTATATTAAAAACTATGTCGGGTCCAACTAGTATTATAGATAGAGATAATATCTTAAAAAAGATAGATGTTATAAGACAATCTATGCCTACTAAAAATTTACCTAATATTTACTTATTCCATGGTGAAATTTCAGATGATGAAATGAATCAATTATATAACCATTCTAAAATAAAAGCAATGGTTAGTTTCACTAAAGGTGAAGGGTTTGGTAGGCCATTACTTGAATTTACTCAAACTAAAAAACCAGTAATCGCTTCAAATTGGAGTGGTCATTTAGATTTCTTAAATCCTGAATTTACCTCATTAATCCCAGGAACTCTGACTAATATTCACCCATCAGCACAAGTACAAGATATGTTGATTGAAGGATCTCAATGGTTTACAGTTGATTATGGATTTGCAGGTGGTTTATTAAAAGATTATTTTGAAAATTATAAAAAGTATCAAGATAATGGAAAACGTTTAGCACATTATTGTAAAACAAATTTTTCATTTGAAAAAATGCAAGAAAAACTAGATACAATATTAACTTCTAACATACCTGAGTTACCTAAACAGGTTCAAATAAAGTTGCCTCAACTTAAAAAAGTAGAATTACCAAAACTTAAAAAAGTAGAATAATGAAAGATAAAGTAATAGAAAGTCCATTAAATGGAGGATTATGTTATGTAACACCTATTAGTGAAACTAAAAATAGTTATTTTTGTTTCTCAACAGGGTTCCAAACAAATGACTTGATGGTAGAAGGAGAATTTGATTTCGATCAATACGAAGAAACACTTCCTGAACTGTATAAAGACATAAAACGAGTTGACGATAACAAACGAGTATGGTATCCAGCTACTATGAATATTCAGGACAAAGGAACGGTATTCGCCAATGGTACTAGTAAAGACAATTGGGCCTGGGCTGGAGTATTAGCAGTTGAAGTAAGCGAAGAAGAAAAAGGTAAATTCAAAATACCTGGAACTGAAGAATTTTATACTCATAAAACTGATATAAAGACTTTAAAAAGTTATCCTCAAAATGATTTTATAGAAGCACTCGACTATATTAATTTCTTTTCAGAATAATATGAGAATTTCTTTTGCTATTCCTGTTTGTAATGAACATGAAGAATTAATGAGATTACTAAGCATCCTCGTCACTAATAAAAGAGACGAGGATGAAATAGTAATTCAATGTGATCAAGGTAATACTACACCTGAAGTAT